CCTTGGGGTCCCGGTTCTTGTCGGCGGCCGGGGGGGGGGAGGGGGGGGGCGGGGCCCCCGGCGGGGGGCCCCCCGGTTTTTGTGGGAAGGGGGGGGGTTATTGTGTAAAGGCCGTCGGGCCTCTGGGGGATGGGGTCAAGGGCCTGGAGGTTGGATTGCAAATTCGTCCTGCCCCTGAAGCCCCGCTTAGCGCGGAACAGATTGCCCCGCTGGTTCTGCCGGCGATGCTTGCCGAAGTGGAGCGAGTCGTTTCCGAGTTGCCGAGGCCGGAAAACGGCAAAGACGGCGATAGCGTCACCATTGACGATATTCACCCGATTCTGATGCTGGAACTGTCGAAGTGGGCTCTGGATTTCGAGCGCCGCGCGCAGGACGTATTGGAGCGGGCTATTTCCCGAATGCCGGCGGCCAAAGATGGCGTTGACGGGCTCGGGTTTGACGATCTATCCATGGAACATGACGGCGAGCGCCGATTCTGCCTGCGCTTCACGCGCGGCGAACAGTCCAAGGAGTTCCCATTCCGCCTGCCCGTATTCATCGATCGCGGCGTATTCAAGGAAGGCGTGGATTACGAGCAGGGCGACGGCGTGACCTTCGGCGGTTCGTTCTGGATCGCACAGAAGGATGACCCGACCGGCAAGCCGGGCCTTTCGGATGACTGGCGCCTGTGCGTGCGGCGCGGAAGGGACAGCAAATGAGCCTGCTCGTTTCCCTGCAGCAAGCGCGCGACCATCTACGCTCGGATGACACGGCCGACGATTCCGACCTGGAACTGAAAGTACTCGCTGCATCGCAAGTGGTGTTGGACTACATCCAAGGCGATGCGGTGGACGGGCTGACGGACACGGACGGCGAACTACTGACCGATACCGATGGCTTGGTGGAAAACGTGCCGTACCGGATGCAGGCGGCAACGCTTCTGCTCATCGGTTACCTGTATCGCAATCGCGACGGCGACCCGGACAAGGACTTCGGCGAGAACATGCTGCCGCTGCCGGTCAAGGCGCTGCTGTCCCCCTACCGCGATCCGAGCTGCGCGTAATGGGACTGGCAAGCGGAAAGCTGCGCCATCGGGTGCGGCTGGAACACTACGCCCCGCAGACCGACACGGCCGGGGATCCGCTGCGGGGTGCCAAAGGCGAGTTGCTGAGGGCGTGGGGGCTCGCCGCATCGGTATGGGCGTCGATCGAGCCGCTGTCCGCGCGCGAGTTCGTGCAGAGCGGGACGCAACAGTCGGCGGTGGACACGCGCATCGGCATCCGCTTTCGCTCCGATGTGACCGCGACGGCGCATCGCATCGTCAAGGGCTCAACGATCTACAACATTCATGGCGTGCTGCCCGACAAGGACAGTGGCCTGGAATACCTAACGCTGCCATGTTCGGCAGGCGTTGGCGACGGTTCCTAACTTCGAGGGTTAAACACCATGTCAACCGCTTCCCTTGCCGTTGGTACCGCGGCGGCCAACGGCACCCCGTTCACGCTCACGTCCGCGGCCCCCGCTACCTTTACCATCTACGACTCCGTGGGATCGACGGTTGCAGATCGAGCCCATTGCGTGCTCGAGCAACTCGCGCCGAACGGCAGCACCTATTTCCAGACAGGCGTGATGCTCCCCTACATGGACGCGCAGGGCCAGCGACAGTGTTCGCTGGTGATTCAGGGCGTGGATGGCACGTTCCGCTGGCGCCGCAAGGATACGGGCATCGAGTGCGGGATCATGCGCGGGTGACATTCGCTGTCCTCGCCACCGGCCCGAGCATGTCTCAGGAGGTGGCGGATTACGTCAAGGGTAAGTGTCGAGTCATCGCCGTAAGCGATGCCTACCGGCTTGCGCCGTGGGCGGATGCGTTGTGCTCGCAGGACGGGGTTTGGTGGGAAGCGCACCCCGAGGCAAAGCAATTCGCGGGCCGCCGATTCAGCACGCACAAGCTGGACTGGGTGGAGCACATCCTGCCTGGTGTAGTTCGCCACGGCACCAATTCCGGTCTGCTAGGAATGGAAGTGGCCCGGCTCATGGGCGCGAAGCGAATCCTGTTGCTGGGATTCGACATGCACGGCTCGCACTACTTCGGTCCGCATCCTGCGGGCTTGAAGAACACGACGGACAAAAGGTTTCAGGCAATGCAGAGGCAGTTCACGGAATGGAAGCCGTGCGGGGTAGATGTCATCAATTGCACGCCGGGTAGTCGTCTGCGGCAGTTCCGCGCCTCTTTGCTGGAAGCTGAACTGTGAAGGTTTTCCTAGATGTCGGTGCGCATGAAGGCCAATCCCTCGTCGCCGCGCTGGACCCGGAGTTCGCCTTCGATCGCATCGTGTGTTTCGAGCCCGCGCCTTCGTGCTGGAACAAGCTAGGCGCTCTGCGCGACAAGCGGGTCAAGGTCGAGCCGTTCGGTCTGTGGAACTGGACCGGAGAGAAACGCATCTTCGGGGCAGGGCGCAAAGGCGCTGGCCTGTGGCAGAAGGATGGGCGCGAAGACGCGCCGACCGTGTGCCGATTCGTGCGGGCTTCGGAGTGGATGAACGCCAACATCCGCTCCGGGGATCAGGTGTACCTGAAGCTAAATTGCGAAGGCGCGGAGTGCGACATTCTGGATGACCTGATCGACTCTGGCGAGTTTGAAAAGGTGTCGTTCTGCATGGTCGATTTCGACGTGCGGAAGATCGCAAGCATGAAGCACCGGCAGGCGGAAACGCAGGCGCGCACGGAACACTATGGGTTCCCGCGCGTGGCTACGTCCAAGCAAGTGATGAAGGGTGAAACACACGCCGATCGCATTAAAAACTGGCTAAGGTTGTGCCGGTGAATTTCACGCTGGTGGTGCCGTACTACCGCCAACCAGCAATGCTGGCACGCCAAATTCAGGAGTGGGAGCAATACCCCGAAGGCGTGCGGGTGGTTATCGTGGATGACGCTAGCCCGGAACCAGCCGAGCCGGTGATTCGTGAACATGCGACGCCGGGGCTACTGTCCCGGCTGGCGCTGTACCGGATCGGAGTTGACGTGCCTTGGAACCGTGGCGAAGCCCGGAACCTGGGCGCGCTGGTGGCTGTATCCGAGTGGATACTCCACGTTGACATCGACCATGTGCTGCCGGTGGAGTCGGCGCGCAGCCTATTGAGCTTAGATGCCGACCCGGCGAAGTGGTATCGCTTCCGTCGCTTCCGCGTTGGCAAGGCCGACGACACGCGCAACAAGGACGCGCTGCCGCGAGACGTTGAGTTCGGCGAGGTGAAGCCGCATGGCGACTCCTACCTCGTCACGAAGTCGCTTTACTGGCAGGCGGGTGGCTACAACCTTGCATTCAGCGGATGCTTGGGAGGCGGTAGCCCGTTCCTGCAAGAACTGGCAAAGGAGGGGCCGGTGGAGGTTCTGCCTATTCCGCTGCACGTTCACACCCGGACCAGCGTGCCGGATAGCTCGGATTGGAGCTTGTCTCGTGACACGCGCGAATACGCGCGACGCAAGGCGGCCATGAAAGGCAACTATCGCGGCACGGAAATCGTGCGTTCACCATGGACACGGATTCTGTGATCCTCGGAGAAGTCGATACGATCAAGGCGGTTTTGTCGGGCAAGAGCCTGGCGCGCTACGGCGACGGCGAGTTGAAAATCATGCAAGGCTCGGGCTACTCCCGCGAGCCGGCGAACGCACTGCTGACGGCGGCGCTGCTGCAATCGTTCATGCACCCGCACCACGAGTGCCTGATCGGCATCCCAACGTGGGACAAGCGGGGGCCGAAGTACGAAAACTGGATGCGCCATCGTGAGCGATTCCGCTCGCTGATGAATCAGCGGGTGTACGCCTCGGCATTCGTGACTCGCCCGGATTCGGCGCCGTGGATCAACACGACCGAATATGCGCAGTTGGTGGAGAAAATCTGGAAAGGAAGGCGCGCGGTAGTGTTGTGCGAATCGGGCGGTTCAATGATCCGCACCGTGGAGCGTTCGGCGTCTGAGGCAATCCATGTGGTCGCCCCGCACGAACGCGCCTTCGCCCAGATCCACAAGCTAGAGGATCGCGTGCTCAAGCAGGGCGCGGACGTGGCGATTGTTTGCTGCGGGCCAACGGCATCCATCCTGGCGCATCGGCTTGCTCCGCAAGTGCAGGCGGTGGACCTAGGCAGCGCGGGTCAGTTCCTCGGGCGCTTGCTCGCGTGAAACTCTACCCCTTGTCCATTGCAGCGAATTTCGTAGACAACTACGAGCGTGCTCCGAACGGGTGCTTCAACTGGATGCGCTCTAGGAATACGGCCGGCTACGGCTGCCTGCGGACCGGCGGGCGCCTTTGGCTGGCCCATAGGTTCGCT